CAACGTCTGTTGCAAGTCGAGGGTGTCAACGCGGTCACAGCGTTTGAAATCATCCGCGTTGGTGAGGTTTTAAAGTACACTGCGACCCTGGACACCATCGAAGGGGAGCTAGTCATTAATGGCCAACTATGAGTATGTAGTTGCAACGGGTTTACTTGTCCCCGACACCGCAACAATCCTTGAGGAAGTAAAGGATGAGTGGCGCGAAGCCTATGGTGCGGATGTAATCCTTGAGCCTGAAACGTCACAAGGCGTGATTGTCGTACAGGACACCGAGATTCGTGACGCCACGGTTCGCAACAACGTAGCCGTGGCCAACCAGATCAACCCTGATTACGCGGGCGGTCCATTCCTTGACGCTATTTGGGCGCTCACTCGTGGTAGCCGCAAGGGTGCAACGCGCAGCACTATCACTGGTGTAATTCTCGGTGGGCAAACAGGTACGACCGTCCCTGCGGGTTCCGTTGCCGTCGTTACGACTTCGGGTGCGCGGTTCTTCACAACCACTGCGGTCATCATTGGTGAAACAATCCCCGGTGTTGCAACAGTTGATTTTATTGCTGAGGACTACGGGCCAATCGGTGTACTGGCAGGCGGGCTCAATGCGGTCGCCTCAGGTGTGCTCGGTTGGGAGACGGTCAACAACCCTAACCCCGCAGTGGCTGGCAAGCTTGCTGAGTCTGACATTGCGGGTCGTCGTCGTCGTCGCCTGACCCTGGCGCTGCAATCGGTCGCAATGCCCGAGGCGATCATTTCAGGGCTCTACGCGATTGAGGAAGTCGACTCGCTACAGTTCCGCGAGAACATCGCGCCGACAACGCAGGTCATTGACGGCATATCCCTCGTTGCGCATAGCATTTGGGTTTGCGTGCGTGGCGGGTCAGATGTGCAGATCGCTCAATCCCTGCTCGAAACCAAGGGCATTGGTGGCGGCTATAACGGCGCGGTGTCGGTCAGTGTGGTTGAACCGTCAAGCGGCCAAACATACGTGATCAAATTCGACCGCCCAACCCTGGTCACTCTGTTTGTTCGCATTACTGCCAAGTTCAACAACACCGATGGCGCGACCATCATTCCGAACGCGGCAATGGCGTACGCAACTGGTGAGATTGAAGGTGATGCAGGTCTGATTGTTGGTGCATCGGTGAGCCCGTGGGAATTCGCAGGGGCTGTCAATCAGGTAGAACCACGTATCAAGGTCACCAAAGTTGAGTTATCAACTGATGGTATAACCTGGAACTCTAACGTGCTTGCTATCGCGCTCAATCAGCAGGCAGACCTGACCATTGCACGGGTTCTAGTGGTGGCAGCATGAGCCGCGTTCAAGCGCTGGACACAAGCGTCAACGTTCTCAAGGCGTTGCTTTGGCAACATGATGGCGCTGATAAGCTGGTGATGTTGGCCACGCTGAAACAGCAATGGTACGAGCATAACCAAAGCGAGTTTTGGAACAACTGGGTGCGCGACGTCTTCAACATTGATACGGCCAATCAGTTTGGCCTGGCGGTGTGGGGGCGTATCCTTGACGTACCCATGCAGGTTACGTCGGCCCCGGACGTCGGCAAGCATGCCTTTGGTTTCGGTACTGCTAACCGCAACTTTGGAAACGGGAATTTTGGAAACAAGGCGAGCAACACCATTGGCCTGACGGTTGACCAACAGCGCTTGATCATCCACTTGCGCTATTTCAAGCTCACCTCACGCGGTACGGTGCCGGAAACAAACCGGTTTCTAAAACAGATATTCACCGACGAAGGTATGGGGCGCGTGTTCGTTACCGACCCGTACGACATGAGTTTTGTGACATACTTTTTTGAACAAGCGCCGAACAGTCAGGTGCAGTTCATTTTAGACCATTACGACCTGCTGCCCCGACCGGCAACCGTGGGTATCAAATATCAAATTCAGACGCGACCGTCTTTCGGTTTCGGTTCAAACCACCTCAATTTTGAAAACGGGAACTTTGGTGCATAATTATGGCTAAGCGTTTTGTAGTTCCGTTCGCCGCAACCGGCGACAAGACTGTAACACCTGACGCAACCGACCCTGCTGGCGCTATCAGCTACTCGCAGGGGTGGGGTTCGCAATATCAACTGCCGGATACGGACCCATCTTATCGCCCTGTAGGGCGCCAGGAAATGAACGGGGTACTAAACGACATCACAGGTGCAATTGCCGAGCTTCAAACGCTGGGTTTTCCCGAATGGGTTGCGGTAACCGGTCTAGTTACCCCATACGCAATAAACGCTTGGGTACGGCGGCTAGGCCTGGTGTATGTGAACACCGTGACCAACAATAGTGCTGCACCTGAATCAGTTGGAAGTGGGTGGGCGGAATTTTCAACACTGGTTACAGGGCGCAGGATTGGGACACGTGTTGTATCGGCTAGCGGTACATTCGCACCAACTGTAGGGGCAAAGTTTTTCAGAGTACGCTTGCAGGGTGCTGGCGGTGGCGGTGGCGGTTGCCCTGCAACGGGTGCAGGGCAAGGTGCCTGTGCTGGTGGTGGTGGTGGTGGGGCGTACTGTGAATCTTGGCTTACTGCGGCGCAGGTTGGGGCAGGTATTGCTGTAACCATCGGTACAGGCGGTACAGGCGGTACAGGCGTAAGCGGCAACGCAGGGTCAGCTAGTTCTGTTGGCGCACTTCTTACCGCACCGGGTGGTAGCGGGGGTAACGTTACCGGCGTACTTACATCAAGTGTCGCAGCGCTTTCATACGGCGGTAACGGTGGCGCGTTAGCCTCGGGCGGCAATGTTATAAATACCAACGGAATTACCGGCTTTTTTGGTTATCAAATTAACGGTACTGTTGGCGGTGCCGGTGGTGGTGCCCCAATTAGCGGCGGAGGCGGCGGCGGAGGCTCTAATGTGGCAGCCACGTTTGTCGGGGCGGATGGTTCATCGCCGGGTGCAGGTGGCGCAGGTACAGTGAGTACACAAAGCCAGGGGGCTAAAGTTGGCGGTCGTGGTGCCAACGGTGTTTGTATTGTCGATGAGTATTTCTAATGAAAATTTATGCACAGCACTATCAAGGCTTGGTGTCAGAAGTAATTGCAACTGAGTTAGATATCAACACTCTCTATACGCCTGAGTTTGTTTCGACATTAATTGACGTAACTGATTATGACCCGCCAGTGCAATCAGGTTGGCAAGTTGTCGAGAACCCCGATGGTTCGTTTACCATCGGCCCCTATGTGCCAACCCCGGCTGAGGTTTTGGGTTCCCAAAGTCTTAAGCTACAGGGGTTCACGCTGCTGGCTGCGTCTCAAAAGACCGCATTGGCCAATCGTATTAGCGTGCTGAATGACGCAATTGAGCTGGAAATGGCCACGCCTGAGGAAGTGGGTGAATTGCCGGTGCGTCAGGCGCAACTACTTGAATGGAAGCGCTACGCTGTACTGCTGGGTCGGGTGACCAGCCAAGCCGGCTGGTATGCAACGGTTGAGTGGCCGGTGCAGCCTGCCGAGGGTATGGACCTCAGTGTGTCAGCCGTCGCCAAAGTAGTGCAGGCTTCCTGACATCACAGGCTGAGTGGTATCCTTTGAACGCCAGGCGCTTTGCCTGGCGTTCTCATATCTGAGGGTTACCCATGGACGCACCTTCCTTTGAGGGACTGTCGCCAATCATTGCGTCAGGCGTTGCGACGTTCTTTGTAGGATTGGCAGCGGTCAACAAATGGTTCGATCTACAAAAGAATGAGACGACCCAAGTTGCAATCATCCAAGCCGACCGCGACGACTGGAAAGAAAAAGCCGAAGCATTTGAGATAAAAGCCGAGCAGGCGTGGTCAACTGTAAACAAGCTCAACGCTGACTTGACTGAGTTGAAGGTTTCCAACGCTCGCATGAGTGAGCAGCTTGACACTTTGCGTCAGCGCAATGGCGAGCTAACCCAACAGATTCAAGAGTTTATGAGGTCGCAAAATGCCCGAACAAATTCGTAACGCCTGGAACAAATCGGCGGTCCCCTTCTACGTTGCAGTCGCTGTTGTTTTGTCCATGGGGTGCGGCTATTCGATCAGCGCATCACAAAACCGCCAGGCTGCTGTAGAGCTGGCAGACATTTACAGCAAAGAGCGAGCGTCCATCCGCAGGGCGCACAAGGCCGAAGTGACCAAGCTCACCGAGCGCAACACCTTCCTCGTAAACCAGATCGCAAGCCTTGCCAGCAAATCCAGCGATGCCACCAAAACCGCAATCGAAGCCAAGGGTGAGAAATGAACTATCCACTTCTGGCTATCAACGAGGCTTTGAGCCTACTACCTTCCAAGATGACCACGCGTGCCGCACTGGTGCAGTTGCTGGCCATCGGCGCCCAAGAGTCTCAGGACTACACCTATCGTCGACAGATGGGCAACGGTCCCGCTCGTGGCTTCTGGCAGTTCGAAAAGAACGGCGGGGTCAAAGGCGTCATGGAACACCCGCTGAAAATCGTCCGCGACCTGGCACGCCAAGTATGCGCAGCCCGCAACTGTCCGTGGGATCGCGAGGTCATTTGGTCCAACCTTGAATTCGACGATGTGCTGGCCGCAGCCTTTGCCCGCTTGAACCTGTACGGTGATCCCTTCGCGCTTCCTGCGGTCGGTCAGTGCAACGCGGCGTGGGAGCTTTACCTACGCGTCTGGCGCCCTGGCAAACCACACCCTGACAAATGGCCGGCACGCTATGACGCTGCCGTGTTGGCGTGCGCATGATCCCGCAGGGCTGGTTGTACGCGGTAGCCTTTGCGGTTGGGTTGGGTGCAGGCGCCTGGCTGGCTGACAACGCGCTCAGCACCGAGCACGAGCAGTACAAGGCCAGCGTGGCCAAGGATGCAGAAGACCGCGCCCTTGCGGTGCTGATGACCTTGGAAGCAGCCGGTGAGAAGGTGCAGGCCGGTGAGGCTGCCATATCAAAGCAGAGGGAAGACAATGCAAAAGCAACCGAGCTGCAAGCCGCTGAGCTTGACCGCCTTAATCGTTGCCTCAAGTCTGGTACTTGCGGGCTGCGGGTCGCGGCAAAGTGCCCCAGCGTGCCCAACACCGCCGCAGGTGGAAGTGCCGAGCGAGATACTACAACCGGTGCAAGACTTGCAGCCGCTGCTGAATCGGATTATTTGGAGTACACCCGAAAGTACACCGAGCAGTTGAACACTTTGCGGATGTGCAAAGCCTTCGGTGACACGCAAACTAAAAAGCCCTCGCAATGA